TATCATTATACAGTCCTACTGCGGTTATATATGATTGAGGACTATCAATCATTACACTGTGTCTCAACTCTCCTGAACCTGTAATGTTTGAAGGATTATTAGAATAGTTAAATTCAGCATTTCTACATCTTACAAATATATAATTAGAAGAAACAGTTTCTTGAGATCTTAAAGTAAACCCTCCCCCAGATGTAGTTGATCCTGAAAGAACAGATTCGTATAAGGCAGAAACATTACTTGTTGCTGTATAATTGCTTACATCAGATCCTGATATTTTTACTACAGGTGATGGCATACTAGCGCTCATTTGATCTAAATTAAGCGCAACGACTCCTATGTCTGGGTATAGATTACCGAACTGTATATTTCTATTATGTACTGAACCAGCTGAACCTGAATATAGAGCATATTCTCTTCCGGCATCTACAAATGTATCAGTGGATACGTTTAAGCTATCATCAGTTAATTTAAGAACTGTACTACCAGATTTAAAAGTTAAGGTCATTGACCCGGGTAATACTTTTTCTTTATATCTTGCTCTTTCTACTGAAATAAATCCAACGCTCGAACCTGTTGTAGTTACAGCCCCACTCTGGGATAAGAAAGTAAAGTCTGTATCTTCATCTCCAAATATTAAAGTTCTAAACTGTCCGTAAACTGTAGAGCTATAAGATTTACCAGCTACTCCTGCATCATATAATGCTGAACCGCTTCCTAATCTGTTACCGTATGCAACCGAATACTGAATAGATGCAGATGTGCTTGTTACTGGATCTCCGTTATAAACGTTATAGTAATAATTTCCACTACTAGCACCTACTTGAGTAGAACTAGTAAAAGCTGTAGTTAGAGTTACTACGTTATCAGACCATGCTGGTGATGTGATAGCATCTGAACTTACAACTATATCTTCTTGATCAAATCTTTTGTATGACATCTTCTTAGTTATTTACTTTTATTATCGTTACTGGAATAGTGATTCTAGCTCCTGAATCTCTACCTATAATCTGTAAAGTAGTTTGAAGCTCAGTATTAGTTCCAAATAATGTATTTACTGTAGTAGCTACTAGATTTATAGAAGTACCAATAACAGTTTTTGATACGTTAGTTCCTACAGTAGTTTTAGCATTTAAGTTTTCAGCTTCTTCAGTATTTATTCCTACTCCTGTAAAGCTAGATAAAACTCTAACATCTGCTATTTGAGCTGTATATCCTCCTGATTCAAAGGTAGATGTTGCTCCTAAATAGTTCAGAGTCTGTGGCGTTATAGCTAACGAACCACCTTGTTTTAGTCTTATAGCTGCATATCCTGCTTCTAATAAAGGTAGTTTAGATGTACCTCTAGGTAGAGTTGCAAGTTTGTATTTCATTATTTTTGTTTCATCAGGAAAAGCCTCTAACAGTGGCATATTTTCTATAGCTTGACCATAGAATTGTGATCCTGATGGATGTGATGGATTGTAAAGTGTATAATCTATTTCATCATCCGCTAAGGCAAATTGAGTTACTTTAAAGGATCCGTCTCCTCTAGCAAGTAATTCTCTACCTTTTTTTGTTAAAATTGCGTCGACTGTTACAACGCCGTTATTTAAATATCCCATTTTACTTTTATTCTTTTATATAAATATATTAAATTAAACTTTTATTAAATTTCTTTATTATGTTATAGCATCTATTGCTTATATGTTTTGTCTATCACCTAAATTTAGTATTGCCATACCTCTATAATCAATATATAAAATTTCTTGCGTATCTACAACATATATTTTTTTATCTGCAATAGTAGCTAATTGGTTACCTTTGGATTCAAAAATTGTATCTCCTATTATTTTAAATACTCCCCAAGTATCTCCAAATATAGTTGTCTTTTTATATCGATCATCAGGTGAACTTGGTTTATTTCTTGTATTGATACCCGTGAAAGGGTCAGTTGCATTTTCATAGCTAGGGAAGTTTCTACTACCTGTCTGTATAAATATTTGAGTAAAAGGAGCTAGTGCACTACCGCTAGGATCTGAACCGCCTTCCATCGTATTTACTATTCCGTTAGACTGTAAAAACTCTCTTCCGTTACTACTATTAGTTATCAAAAATGGTTCTCCATCAGTAAATGAACCAAAGCTACTAAATGTTCTACCTTTTGCAGACGACCTGGTACCGTGATGTGTATTTAAATTAGAAGAAGATATGTGTACAAATCCGCTGTTACCATTTTGGATTGACTGGTTTCGAACATTAGTAGTATCCCCAAGCAGGTTTAAATATCTAGCGTTAGGTAAGTCTAAAGATAAAGAGCCGCTGAATACTTGATATGCACCTATTTGATTAGCATAAGTTATAACTGGATCTGTTGTAAATACAAATTCTCTTATTCTTTCTTGTGCTGCTGAATCTGATTGAGATATTATAGCAACATCTTCTACACTTCTATCAAATACTATGCCTTGAAATGTTCTTCCAGATAAAGCAGATGCTATACCATAGTCAGCAGTATCGGTTTTTGTACCTACATATCTTCCGTTTATTATTCTATTACTAGTATAGTTAGAGTCTTGTACTGATGCTGTTACGGCGGTACCTGCTAGTATAGATTGAATATTTTGAGGTGCTACTGAACTACCTGATCTTTGATTATCTACTTCAAAAATATACTGGCTTCTTCTCAATACTTGAGCATCATTATATACTGCGTTATATTGATTAGTTCTAAATGAAGTAGCAACAGTAGGAAAAAAGTCTACATCACTACAAGCATTTTCAGTAACATTAGCAGCTACTAATAGAGTCCCAGTACCTACAGGTTTAACATCAAAATGTACATGATTAGTAAAAGCTGCTGCATTATCTAATTCTAACTCTACAGCTCCTGCTGATGTAGGTATAGTTATTTTAGTTAGTTTAAGTAAGTCTTCTTGTCTGTTAGTACCCCCACAGTCTTTTACGTGAATATTAAGTTCAGTTGCTTTAGATGTACCAGAAGTTACATCATCAAAAAGTATTTCTATATACCCGCTATCTGGCGAGTGGCTATCAAATTGTCCTGGTCCTAGTGATCCTCCGTGTGCCATATTATATATCTATTCTTACTATAATTGTTAATTCAGTATCAGCAGGTTTTTTAAGCGGTGTTGCTAATTTACCTACTGCTAAAAGTTCTTGCTGGTCATTATATAATCCTACTGTTGTAATGTAAGGTTGAAAGTACGAACCAGTTACATTATCTGCTATTACTCCAGAAGGTCTGAAAAATAAACTACCTGTTAAGTTATTGCTACCTGAATATAAATAAGTACTACTTCCGGACTGTGCTGTTGGATTCATAGTAAAGTTATATTCGTAATCGGCAACTTTAATATTATAATTCTGAGTATATATAGGAAGGTTGTTCTTAAAGCTTATGCTAGCACTTCCTGGCATACCGTTTATTTCGTATGGAGATGGTGCATAACCAGTAGAACCGCTTTCATAAAATTTAGCAGTTTCATAATTAGTTATTATTAATTGACCGTGCGAATAAATTACATTACCCATGTGCTCTCCAGTAACAGTATTTTTTCTTAAGTTTCCTTCACCGTCATCTATAATAGTATTATGGCTACTTGATATCATTACTGATCCTGGTTCAATATGGGTACCGAATAATTCTCTAGGTATAGAATACACTGCTCCTCTAGCTGTTAATGTTCTAGACCCAGAAGCATGAAAAGAGCTTTCTTCGAAATTATCAAACCCTACTATTCTAATAGATTCAGCACTACTAGATTTTAATAAGTCTGATTCGCTATTATAGTTAGGTGCAAGATATCCTGAGGCAGATATATAGTTAGAATAATATAATTGATTCAACCCTCTTCTAGTTATTATTCTATTATTACCTCCTGCTAAAGAGTAAGAGCCTGTATAATGCTGTCCTGAATCTGTTGCTGTATTAATATAGGTCATATTTTTTTTTATTAACAGTTTTGATAATTAGCTGGGTTGAGACAAGTAGCTCCTCTTTGTGCATTACCAACTAGAGCTCTCATACTACCTGAACCTAACCAGTCCCAAGTTCCTCCACTACCTGAGGTTGGATGTCCGCCTTGTATTATACCAAATTTTCTGCTACTACAGCTTCCGAATGTATCTGATGAAGTACCGTCTTGGCATGCATTATAAGATACTGTATCAACTAAAGTACCAGGGGTAAAACATCCTTGATCTACTAAAGCGATTCCAGTATCACATCCGGCAGTGAAGGTACCAAATACGAATCTTTCAGTATGGCTGTAACATGAACTACCATAATGTGCAATTTTTGCACTACCTGTGTGTGTACATACTGGTGAAGGAGAAGGTGTTTTAGACGGAGTAGCAGCAGGTGTTCTAGTCGGTGTTGGAGTTACCGTAGGAGTAGCAGTAGGTGTAGGTGTTTTAGATGGACTAGGATCTGTTGCAGTATCTACCTTTTTAAATTTATATTGAAGGTCAGAACCTCCTTCATACTTAAATATATTTGCTCTATTTAATTCGTTAGGAAAATAACTAGAAGAAAGAACGCTTCCGCTTAATTCTCCATCATATCTTGCTTCTTCTTGGTTATGGTAAGTATAGGTAGCTAGACCTCCTGATGTCATTACCTGATCAACATAGCTTGCAGTCAATGGTATAGTTAATTCAAGTTGGTTTTGACCTCCAAAAGCGCCTCCTGAGCTACCGGTATTTTCATTTATTGAAATACTTCCTGTTAAAGTTATGTCTCCTATGAATTGATCAGCTACGGCTTGAGAAGAAGAATTAGGTAATTGGCTACCTGATATTTGAAGTTGTTTTGCTTTGCTTCTTTCTAGTACGTGAGGCTTTATTATTATACCTTCGCTAATACTACTTCTTGCCGGAATATAATCTTTTACAGATTTAAATACAACGTTATCATAGAACTTTAAAGTTCTAATCATATCGCTATAATTATTACTTCCAGATACTACATAAGTACCACTCTGCCTATGAGTAGTTCCGCTACCTGTTAATATATCCCCTACTATATCGCTAGCAGAAGTAAATAAATCAGAGTAGCTTGAAGAGTAGTTATACCCTGGGTCACCTAATATATCATCTATATTGAATTGACCGCTTGCAGATGCTATAAAATAATTATTGATTCTTTCGTCTAAGACGTGTGTTGGAGAAAATCCTACTTCAACTGAATGTAGGTCGTCGGCA